AAGACGCTGTTGGCCGTAGACAATCGGAATCGGCAGCCCATAGATGGAGCTCTGAAGCTGATATCCCAGATAGATGTGCGAAGCAGCAGCGTTAGTGTGGAAGAGAGACATTAAGGTTTAGACAAAGGGGCTGAGATAGATTCTCGATAACTTTTGCAAGGGCATATGATCGGCCTGGGCATACTGGACCACGCTTCCCCATAACACATGGATCACCCGAGGCCACTCTGCAATCAACGCTGAGTGGCTATGCACCCGGCCCATGCGGAATACCACCATGTCCCCGGTCTTGGGTTCATTAACAATCCGAGAGTACTTGAGCAGAACGTTTAAGTAGCGCTCATCGCGGGTATGTTCGTGCCAGTCTCGGGAGAAGTGACCAATCTCTTCCAGCTTGGGAACCGGAACCCCTAGAGCTCCGTAGGTAGCAATGAGCAATGTTCCGCACCCCACTCCCACTCCCTTAATCAAAGCGTTATGCATAAAAGGAGTATGAAGCCAGGACTCAGCTTCAGCAATCACCTGTTGGCGAACAAGAGAAGAATCAGGAAACATTAAATACTGGTCTCCGGTTGCGGAATAAAGGGCTGCGCTCCGAAATGAATCAGGTTGTTAAACTTTCCTAGGCATGTGCTCAAAGACTTATCGCACCCCGGCAGGATTGTAAACCCATCTCCAGGAGCAGGAGCCTGCGGCAAAGCATCGATGATGGTTACCACTCCTGAGCCGGTTGTGTTCTGGTAGTTCTGGACATAGCGGCTCAACCCAATGTTTGCACCGCTTGTAAAAGTGATAACACCTTGGGTAAAGTAACCCGTGGTATTGCTCGGGGGAGGCGTCCCCTGCACCAAACCATCTCCACCTTCCGTCCAAGATTCTCCGATAGGAATAGGAGCTCCATTTTGAAGCTGCCACTGTCCCGGCTGTTGTCCAACATAAACATTGTAGCCGATTACATTCGTAGCCGGTTGGTCAAAGTTAACCACTAACAACAAATTTTGCGTGTTACTGTTTCCTGAGCCTACGGTAAAAGCAGCTTCAGGAGAAGGTCCGGTTTCCCCCAATGATGTTACATAGGTCACGACCACGTAATAAGTGGTCGTTGCCAAGTTCACCCCATTCTTACTAGTTTGAGAAAGATTGGGGGCAACCACCGGCCCTGCAATGGGACCAGGTTGCGTTAGGCTGGTTCCAAACTGAATGGCACTAGGAGCCGGACTATTGGAAACCGTTCCAGCAACCAAAAAATCAGAAGAGCGTAAAGAGCATCCCACATCAAACAGCGTATGCCGGCAAGCGGGTTGAAAAAGGTTCTTAGGCATTTGGATATTCAGGTACTCGGTCAAAGCCTTGATAATAATCTTGGCTCCAATCTTAGTGATCTCCTGAATATCACCAATGGTGCCTCGGAACCAAACCACCGATCCCAGGCTCGTATCACCGGGGGTTGGCATAGTCAAACGAGAAACCGTAACCTGGGCTCCATCAAAGAGCCCATTCTGCAAAGCTGCGAGTAAACTGTCTCCATTGATTTGAACCAGAGGAGTGGCAGAGACCACTATTGTAAGATCATCAACAGATAATCCAACCGTGCTATTTACCTTGGAACGGTTGAGTGCTGGAATATCGGTCTTGGCTGGAGAAAGTACCGCCCAGGTTACAGTTCCGGTTACAGCAGCAATGCTCAACTGTATCCCAGATCCCCATCCAGGTTTAGGCCCACCAGGGTAAACATTGATTGCGCCCCAAGCTTGGTAGTTCGTTCCAGTGTTCAGGAACGTAAAACTACTCACAATGCCCTGCGGTCCGTTGACGCCAGTAATCTGGATTATCGCATTGTTGTCTCCGCCATCCAAAACATAGGTCTCTCCTACGGTAGCGCCAAGCCCCGGAGTAGCTAGTTGCGCAGAACTGATTGGTCCTTGCTTTAGCGTAATGGTTCGATCTCCAGAGCTCCAATGGAAAACAAGACCGTTGGTCAGGTTGAACGTATAGAGATCCACTAGGAAAGTGTTAACGTCCGGCTCCTTCTCCGAGATGTTAGCCAGATAATCGGTCAATTGGGGGCTTGCGGCTTTCATCCTTAAGCCCCTTTCTTGCCGTATAGGGCGCACTGTACGGCGCTGATCGGCCCCAAAACGGGGAAAGGGGGAGCCCCAAGCATCAGAAGTGTTCTAGCGCGTTTGGGAATTGAAAAAGTTTTCATGGTTTTAAAACGGGGTGTAAGCCCGCACCTGACGCAAAGTTACCTTTTTACTTTCCCAAAAATACTGGGCAAAGTTACTGAACTCCAAATCATCATCCGCGAAGCGCACCCGCCAATAGTATTTGAAGTCCATCTTGATCTGTGTCCCGGCCGGAAGTGGCCCGCCCCAGGACATCAACCCGTTAGGGCTAATTGATGTTGGTGTTGGAGTTACGGTAGCTGCTCCATTTAGATCGAACAATGGCTCGAAAGCTTGATTACTTCCGTAAGGCAGACAACGACCAATCTGGTAAGTTGCATTCACTCCATCCGCAATAAGAACGCTCGGAGTTGGATTTGTTGGATCGGGGCTAGTGTTGTTATCAGTCGGATCATCATAGAGAAACGATCCGAACTTCCCAAATTGACTTACGTAGAAACCGTACAGGGTCTGCCAGACTTGATTTAACAGATTGGCGGGGAGATACTCGAAGACCAAATCCCACTCGGAAAGTGGATAGGTGTAATTACCAATACGAGTTTCCAGTCCACTGGAAGCCGTCTGCACAATGGTACTGAAGTAGGGGCGACGAACCACAGGGTAAGATATGTTGGTTTGTGGAAAGAGGGGAAGCATTATGCCAAGTGTCCATTTCGTTGCTGTGCTTTCAAATACCGAACGAACTGTTTACCATGCTGCTCCAACATCCGTCCGACCCCAGCTTGATCGACGGCATGAATAACTGGAGCAAAGTGAACATGAGTATCTCCACTGGGACCCTGACGATTTCCTCCACCACCAGAATCAGCTCCAGCTGCAGCCATCTCTTGAACGCTCTTACTGACAGTTCTAGGCAGTACCATTTCATGAGGGTGAAGCAAAGCCAAAGTTGGTTCAGCCCCAACAATTCCACCTTGTTCAAATGCACCAAATGCCAGGATGGCGCCGAAGGCAGTAATACCTGCTGCCTGCGCGAGAGCCGGACCAATAAAGGGGATTGAGTTTATACCTTCATTAGAACTTACTGCAGCATAAGCTTTCTTGGCTGACCCCAAGACGCTATTGGCAACTGCAGTATGCTCAATACCTGCAGTTGCAGCTGCCCCTGTAGCCGTTAAAGCAACTTCTTCAGCTTGTGTCGTTCCGGTAATCGCTACCTTAGCTTGCTCGGCAGCAGTATGGGAAGCAACACTAGCTGCATCAACCCCAGTTTGTCTTGCCAATATAATTCCTTGGATTGATTGCATTTGTGCGGTGCTTGCTAAATCCGCGCTCTGTTTCGCTAGGGCAGTTTTAATATGTAGTGCCACTGCAATAGTTTCCCAGGAACGCTGAACCGCAGCCAATAAAATATGGTGCTCCACCCACTTGATCGCCATCATGGCCAAAGAACTAATCCAGCCAGAGATCATGGAGGTGAGAACTTTATTGAAAGCGTTCAAGAAGGTCTGCGAGCCGCTCACCCAGCTGTTAATGGCCTGGTTTAGACCCTGATTCATTCTTCCAAAATACTGAGTAAATGCTTGGCTCTCCGCTTGCTTGTTTAGCTGCGCCATGTCCTGGTTGGTCTTATCCAGCTGGGCATTTACCGCTTTGGTTGCTTCAGCCTCAGCCTGCGTTTTCGCAACATCACTCTGTAACGCCCCGGAACCGAGGGTAGCTGCAGTGCTAACCGGACCAGCGGGTCCTGCCAAAGTACTTGCAGCCGTGGCTTCCCCTCCTGTTGCTGGAATAGCAGTAGGAATTGGAATAGCTGGAACATTGGGAATCCCTCCGATCCCTGGACCAAGGGGGTTGACTCCCTCCAGAGCTTTCCTATTAGATTTTGCTTCTTCAACCGCAGCTTCCGCAACATGCAAGGCCCCAAGATCAGTTATAATCTTGAGAATCTTGGCATCGTATTCCTCGGTAAGAGCAATCCGTTGGGCGAAGCCCGCTCCGGCGCTTTCCTCCGAGGCAGTCTTTACGCGTAGTTCGCTTTCAAGAGAATGCTTCTCCGTTTCCAGAACCGCTTCTTGCTTTTTGAATTCCGCTTTCTGCTGTTCATCCGCAACTTCATCAGCGCGGGCTTTAGCTCTGGCTATGTTTTCAGAAGCAACCTTATCCGCCGTTTCCGCAGCTTCCTCTTCAACCTCAACCCAAGCCTTCGCGGCTTTCTGTTTTGCCTCGGTTACGGCACTCGCGTTGGTAAGGCTCGCGGAAGCCCACTTACTATCGGCTTCCTGCGCAGCCAAAGCTGCAGCTGCTTCCGCGGCCGCACGCCTGTTAATAAGAGATTGGATCTCCGCTTCAGCTGCTTTACGTTTCTCCAGTGACTGCCCAGGATCATCCTGGATCTTCTTCTGCGCAGTAATCTCCTGAGCAATCTCCTCTTGGGTAATTGCCAGTTTTCTTGCCGCCGTGTTTTTGGTGTTGGTTAGTTCTTCGTCTGAGATCTGTTGAAGGGTACTACGGTACTGCTCCTCCAGGGCAATGCGTGGGTCTTCTTCAATGTGAAGGTTCGGCTGAGCAAGAGCCGGTGGTGTAGCTG